GAAAAAAAGAACTTATCAGTGATACAATTACTGAGAAGATAAACATAATTAAAATTGGGCTAATCATAAGTGATTAGCCCTCTTAATTAAACTCTGAATATTTATCTGTTTCAGTAATTCCTTATATTCAAATGCACGTAACGGTGGCAGAAACTCTCCCCATTGGCCCACTGCCTGCTTGGAAACACCTAATGCTCTGGCAAGGTTAGTCTTATTCTTAAACTTCCTTATAGCTGTATCTGTTTTAATTCGTTTTGATTTCATTCAGACTCTCCTTAGAAACCACACATCTTCTGGCTTAAAAGCATACTGCCATTGGTTCATATCCCAATACATACATAAGAAACTAGTTCCATCTACTAAATATACATTCATATCTCACTCCTTTATATACCTTATACACCATAATAAAAGTAAATGCAAGTTTATTTATTTAGTAAATAGGGGTTGACATGGTATTTAAATGAGAGTATAAAGATAATCATGGATAGGAGATATAAATATTATAAGGCTTACAGCGAATGGAGAGAAGATATGGAATATTTATATTATACCGATTATACTGAAACATTAAGATATGATGAGGAAGGCGAAAGAGAATTAATAGGAGTTGTGGAAAGAAATGGATCTATAGGAATGGAAGGAAGCAAAAGATTAACAGAAGAACCGCCGGAGTATGAAGAATGACTACAGGATATGTTGAAATGACAGAAGATTATGAACCTGATGATTTTCAGGAACGCTATGAAGCTCATATAGAGTATCAGGAGCAATTACAAGCTCAGTATGATGTATTTATACAGGATTGCAAGAAACATAATATAGAAACTATGTCTTTTGAAGACTGGAGAGAAAATAAATGAACAGCAACGAAATAGCAGCATTAAATATAGTAGATAGTATATTCGGTGAGTTTGATAGTGAAACTCTTTTAAATAATGATGCCCAGTTTCAGGAACAGTTAGATAAAGAAGAGCAGGAATGGGCTGAACTACAAGACCAAGACAATGCTTAAAAAGAGCTTTATAGATAACCTAATAATACTGATAGAACTGTATGGAGAGTTTAAACAAGATGACGGTGCGGGTACTCGTAAGGGAATTTCATCAAAACATATATTAGGTTTAATACGCAAAAAATTGGAGGATTATGTAGATGAGTAAACCATTAGACCAGAGAGTAAAAGACATACTCAAGAAACGGTTTATTAGTAAGGTGGATAAGTCTAGTGATTGTTGGAATTGGGTAGCACATTGTCATAAAACAACTGGTTATGGCAGGTTTGGATATAAAGGAAAACCTATAGGGGCGCACAGAGCTTCTTATATGCTGTATAAAGGGAGTATTCCAAAAGGAATGAGTGTTTTGCATAAATGTAATAATAGGAAATGTGTTAATCCCAGTCATTTGTACATTGGAAATCATAAAGATAATGCTAAAGACAGTATTGCTGCTGGCACGATAGCTAGAGGAGAAAGACACGGGAAGTCTAAGTTATGTAGGGAAGATATAGTAAATATTAGAGAATTTAAAAAAGAAGGAATGTACCATAAAGATATAGCCAAGATATATAAAGTAAGAACCTCTACCGTAACAAGGATAGTTAACAATCAAAGGTGGCAACACGTATAAATGGAGGTAAATGATGCCTAAGAAACTAGATGATCGTGTAAGGGATATACTAAAGAAGCTAGAGTTTGATCCAAAAGAGTGCCTCTGGGAAACGCACGACCAATGGGTTATGTATCACAGGTATGTAGAAATAGCCGGAGCTAAGAATGGAATCTGGTACAACCTTTTTGATGTAGAAAACAATTCAACAGAGGGTTTTGTAGCTGTTAAATGTACTGCTTTTATGCTGAAAGAAACTCCTACAGAGAATGGAAAAGAAATGAAACAGATTTCCATAACCACATATGGAGAAGCAAGTCCTAAAAATTATAAGTCTAGCCCTAAACAACCCTACTATCCATACGCTATGGCAGAAAAACGTGCTGTAGATAGAGCCATTCTAAAATTAATCGGACTTCACGGATTCATTTATTCAGAAGATGAAATGGATCATACTAATACTAAGGAAGAAAAAGTACATGTTCCTAACGTAAAAGAACAAGCCTACTTAGATATGTCTGATGACGAGAAAGAATTAATAAATGATAACGCCGAAGAAATTAAAAGATTATATCTGACAGGCGATAAAGACAAAAAAACATCTGCATTTAATGATTTTTATAAGGATAAAAGTAATGAATATAAGTTAGCTTTATGGCACGTATTAAGCAGACAATCCGAGATAAGAAGGGATTTAAAACAAAGAGATGATTTTTATTTAAATGGAGGCGGAGATGGAAGATAAACGTCCTAGTGAGGCTTGGCAAAAGGGATACAATGAAGGAGTGGAGGGTATGGACGAAAGGAACCCATACCCTATAGGATCTGAAGAAGCTATGGATTTTGAAGATGGATATTCTATAGGAGTATGTGATTATTACGAAAGAGGAGAAGATTAAAATGGCGGAACCATATATACATAAAGAAGGAAAAGGAAGTTTATTTAAATTTGAATTTAAGGAAAGGGACGAGCATCCCGATTTTAAAGGTAGTTTTACGGCACCCTGTGACATTAAGAAGGGCGATCCTATGGATATATCCGCTTGGATAAATAAAACTAAGGATGGAAGTAAAAAATACTTCGGGTTAATTATACAAAAGCCTTATGTAGAACAACCCAAAGACTTTCCTCAGAAGAAAGATAATACATTTGGAGATTTGGACGATGATATACCATTCTAATGAAGAATCTTATATTGTTGAGTCAGATGATGATTTAATATTTATAATAGGTGTAACTGAAGAAGATATAAAAGGAGCAACCCTGAATGGAGTTCCATTTAAACAGGGAATGAAACGTAAAGAATTTAAACAAAAGGAGAAAACATGAAATTAATATTATTAGTAATACTGTTATTACCGGCATTTGCTAATGCGAGCAGAGACTACGGATCAAGGGCTTTAGATGTGGTTAATAAGAATAATAATATAACTAAATCCAGTTCAAGGGCTGTTAGTGGAAGCAAGTCAGTGTTAAATCAGGGTGGTGTAGACGTACCGCATCAGGCTCCCTCATTCGGAATTGGCACTATGTTCCCTACTGCCCCTTGTCAGGGAACAAAAGGCGGCGGTTTCTCTGTTCCGTGGGGTGGAGCAGCGTTAAGTGGTAGCCATACTCTAAGAGAGTGTGAAATACGGGAAACTATCCGTACTACGATTCATATGAATGGCGCTGGTATTGATACAGGAGATATTGCTACAGAACTTCTATGTAAGACGCAGGAAGCAAAAGATACTAAATTCTGTGAGCCTTACAGGAAAGAAGAACCACAAGAAAAAGCTAAGTTCGAAGACTTATTTAAACCATACAAGGATTGAATATGGCTTATAAATATTCAGCAGACACAGCAGAAGTAGTGCTTAAAAGACTTGAGGTTTTACAGAAAGACTACCGAGAGTTAAATGATAAGCATCGGAAATTAATTAATGGCGTTGAAAAAGTTTACTGGAAAATTGGCAACGCTACTGACGCAAAGTATATAAGAGAGTCTGCTTTACACGATCTATGTAAATTAACTATTGACTATAAGTAATGAGACAGTCTGAACTAAAAGAAATGTTCCATTACTCACCTGATACGGGAGTATTTACCCGATTAGTTACAATAAGTAATCAGGTAGCAGGTAAGGTGGCGGGCTGTGTTGATAAACGATATACACGTATACGTATTAATGACAGGCTTTATTTAGCCCACCGCCTTGCCTACCTTTATATGAAAGGTTATATGCCTAAAGAGATAGATCATATAGACCGTAACACTAATAATAATAAATGGAACAACCTGAGAGCTACTAACAGGAGAAACAACTTACATAATACGAAAGCAAGAAATAAGTTAGGAGTGAAAGGTTGTGAGAAATGCGGTAATCAGTACAGGGCGAAAGCCACATATAAGAAGAAGTTTTATCATTTAGGATTATATCCTACATTAGAAGAAGCAAGTAGGGCTTATCAGACATTTGTGGAGGATAGATATGATACCGCATAAATACAAAGATGTGATTATTCATTACGCTAATGGCGGGAAGATTCAATGTAGAATGGTTGGGGCGGGTAAAAGTGAGTGGCAAGATCATGATTTAGGCTCGCCTGCTTTTGACGCTGTAGATGTTGAATGGCGCATTAAACCTAAAACATTACGGTATAGGGTGGCTTTGTGTAATTGGTCAAATAAATATTACATAAAAATAGCTGAGGATGAGGGAAGCGAAAGACTATATGAAACTACACAACCACAATTTGTTAAATGGCTTACAGACTGGATAGAGGTAAAGATATGAATAAAGATATTTATAAAACAAATAAATTTAACAGAACCTGCAGAGATAGTTTTGGTAGTAACTTTTACGCAGAGGAAGAAACTAAATTTCCTTATCTTACATTAATATTCGTAGTACTTATATTGGGGGTAACATGGCTTCTTTAATAGGGTTTGCAATATGGTCAATTGTCGTTCATTTAATTGCTATTGGTCTGTGTGTTCAAGAAAAGAAAGACGGATACGGATGGACGGCTACCATGATGTTTATATTTGCTATGTGGGGAATAGTCTCGTTAATATGGGTTTTTAGTAATGGCAACTAAAAGGCTTGAATCGGCTAATATATATAACGGGTATTACCATGACCGTCCAAGAAGGGTAACGTATGGTAAAGGTAAGATATCTGATATACCGCCCTGCCCTCATTGGATAGAGTTATGGTTGCTTATAATGCAACAAAAGAAAGATGAGGAAAAGCAGAGAAAGTTTGATCTTGCTATGAAAAGGGAATACAACAAAAGAAGTAAAGAAAAGAAAGGATTATCCAAAGCAAATAAAACAGGTATAAAAGGAGTCAGTTGGAATAAACAGAAACGTAAATATACAGCATTTATACGAATAAAAGTAGGGGATAATTATAAGAATAAGTATATAGGTGCTTTTGACAGTGTTAAAGAGGCTGGTGAGGCCAGAGATAAAGCTATAGGAGAATATAAATGAAGCCAGCAGCATATAAATATCCGTCGGGCTTTTTGATTAAATTTAGTACATCATACCCAGAAGATATAGATGATACAAAAATACAACCACTCTACGCTATTGATTTTTCCAAATATGCGTTAGTACCGAGAGAGCCTACTAAGGAAATGCAAGCTGCTGGTTTTATAAATGGAACCCCTTTTTCTGGGTCTCGTGGATTGAAACCAGCCTACAAAGCCATGATAGAAGCCGCCCCTAAAATAGAAGATATTGAATTATGATTACACAGGAAAAATTGAAAGAGTTGTTACATTATAATCCAGAAACAGGTAAATTTACAAGACTAGTTGGTGGTCATGGCAGAAGAGTTGGAGAGATGGCCGGAACTATTGATTCATATGGTTATGTACAAATAAAAATAAGGAAGAAATGTTATCGAGCGCATAGATTAGCTTGGTTGTATATGACAGGAATGTTTCCGAAAGAATGTACCGATCATATTAACAATATTAGAAATGATAATCGTTGGTGTAATTTACGTGAAGCCAGTTACAAAGAAAATAAATTAAATTCTAAGGTAAAGAGCAACTGTAAACTCAAGGTTAAAGGAGTAGAACCATCAGGTAAGAAATTTATAGCCAGAGCTTCTTTTAATAATAAAAAATATTATCTGGGAACATTCTCAACTATTAGCGAGGCAAGCAGAAAGTATAAGAAATTTTGCAAGGAATATCATGGTGAATTTTGTTTTGATGCCTGATTATCATATTTTCCCCTTAACTCCTTCATCTTATTCTCTTGCTTAATCAGGAAATTCCTAGTTTTCTCAACCCTTGTCTGACACTTCATTTCTCTATGGATAAGTCGTTTAATAATTCTTTTTTCGAATCTTCCCAGATTTGTAGAGAATTGTCCGTTGGGGTCGGGGCAATTGTATATTCTGGGGGCGGTTGACAAAGGATAGGCGTAGTTACTCTCGTTACTATCTTCTCCCTCCCTAAGAGGGCGCATCCCTGCAATAAGAAGATTATTAAGATACTGCTCAACCCTATGATTAACCTTTTGCTCCATAAGTTCTTCTTCAACTTTAGATACCTCTCCGATAACAGTTATTTCTGCTCCTAATGTATTAGCCTCTCCTTTAGCCTTTTCTGCTTTCAGGTTAAGTTCTGATTGCATATCAGACATTTGTTCAGCAAGTGTATAGTAAACAGTTTTCCAGTTAGAATCGCTTATGTTTTTCCCGAAGAATACACCACTACCAAGAATAAGAAATACTATACCTAATATTATTGCGCCTTGAATCATACGACTTCTAAATCAAGTTTATCTATAGAGTTCGCTTTTTTCATAAACTCCTTGAAGCCTCCGGCACTATTTCCAATACCTTCTATATTCCCAAACATACGATAATCTTCCCCTACGAGGATACACCCCAATGAATGCGCCTCTAGGTTACCTTTATGAAACAACAACCTTGAATGTCCTTCTACATGAATCTCATAGGTAGGGTATCCACCTTTATAGTAAGTAGAGCGAGTACATTTATGAGTACCGAATGGAATAACTACTTCATTATCAGGCTTAAATGTTCTTTCAATAGTTACTGCAAATGGCGGATCATCATTCTGCATAAGAACACCAAAACAGCCATTTTTATGTATTTTAACCCTATGTAATATAAACTTCATAAGGCTTCTGATTCTTTGATCAGCTTTTTTGCTTCTTCCAGCTTTTTTGCTTTTAATGCTTTTTCTTCAGCAGCTAATTCAGCTTCCGTTTTCTTTCTGTCCGGCAACACCCCGAACAGTACTAAAGCCATAACTACAAACTCAGAAATAGTGCCAATATGTTCAGGAGCTACTTTCCATCCCACTAAACCTAGTAATATAGTTATAGCACGTCCTGTTGATGCTTCTGTCATCCTATCCGCTAAAAACTTCTTAATTGTATCCCACATATTTACTCCTTTCCATTTCTTAAAAATTCCTCAATCCCGTCTACTTTCTTTCTTACAGGATCTATAGAATTATGTAACTCAGCCTTAAAGGAATTTATTGTTGATATTAACTGAGCATTAGTAACATAATTTTTAGCTATATCTAATTTGATATTAGCTGTTACCCGTTCAATATCCCTTAAGTCCTGTTCTGCCACTTTTACCCTGCCATATATTAAATGTAAGGAAAATCCTACGGCGGCTACCAGCAAACTAGCCAGTATTCCTACAATCCATCTTGCGGCATCCCATAAATCCGGTGCGTGCTGAATCTGTTGCACGAGTGATAAAGGTTCTTCCATTAACAATCTCCTTTCTTAACCCTACACTCAAGCCTTGTAAGATCATCTCTTAGTTTATCATAATTTTGATGTAGTAATTCAAGTTTTTCCGCCCTTTCATCGCCTTTTTCATCTTCTTTTATAGAGCGTTCTTTTTCAAGGGCTATTTCAGTATTGGTGTCACCTATAAAGTTATATAAACCTACAGATATTACGCCTAAACCTGCTACTATCCATCCGAATATATCTTTAGTCACTTAGCCTTCGTATACTATCTGCCAGTTACCGGCATCAAATGTATCAGAACCGCCTTCTGTGTTTAATTCTACTCTGTCTAATGTATCTGATAAAGCCTTACTCCCTGAAATACTAAATATAATTGCCCTGTTAGAATGACCTACGTGGGCGGTGCAGTCCCATGTATTTGTGGCTTCATCTACAAGACTAAAAACAAATTTTCCGTACCTGACATCAGCGGCTGTAGTGGTAATATTGCCTGTACTTATAATAAAACCATTATTATGATTTTCTATTGCAGTTCCTACTCCTGTTAATGCTGTGAATGTGGTGCATGCATATCCGGTAGTCTCTACCCCGCCGGAATCACCTATTCTCAGCATAACCCCTGAAGTTCCGTTAGTTGAAACTCCTACGAAGTAAATACTAAATTTTTTAACCCACGAAGGAATAGAGCTGAATGTAGCTGAAGTTCCGCTGGTGGTAGCTGTATAAGTTCCATGTACTAAAAAACCACTTCTCAGAGAATCTATAGAAGGAACTAATGTAGTTGACGGAGTGTTGGCTTCTACTTCAGACTCTGTGGCTAACTCAACAATACCTTTAACAGTAGTGGAGGCTTCTGTTTTAGGGGTTCTGTCTCCCGTAGAAACAACACTAACCCTGAAGGTGGAAGTAGTTTTAGCCTCAAACCGTAATACATCTCCTACACCACAAGTATAATTAGCGTTACCGTCAACTTCTAAAGCTGCGTTATCCGTGATGATATGAGCGTCATTAGCCACAACATAACGCACAGCTCCCGCCTGTGGGGCATCAGCTACATCGGTAAAAGTAACTACCGCACCTGATAATAAACAAACGTTACCGCCAGCCCATATATCACTTGTAGTAGCATGAGCAGCTTCTGTATGAACGGCAGTATTAATTGCTTTACCGCTCATATTTAAAGTTCCTGTCAAGGTGTTATCACTATCCTTAACAACAACACCTACAGCTATCCATTTGGCGTCTGTCAATTTAGGAACAGCATGGTTAGTGCCGGATAATACTGAGTAATTAAACGCACTTAAACCGGAATCAAGGGAATCCCCTGAATCCATAGTCATCGTAACCGTAGTTAATGAGGTAAATGTAGAAGTTAAAATATGCCCGTATACCGTTCCTGCGGATACGGTTAATTGTAATCTACGGCCTACATCTAAAGTGGAAGTCTGATCCCCTGTTACTGTAAATGAGATTGAGGATACAAATGTAGGTGTTAACCCTGAAACTACCCATTGTTGCGCACTTGCAGCATCAAAGTCATTTGTGCCGTCTACATTATCTTCTGTAAATATAGGGCTTGCAGGTGGATCAGTATCGCCTGATGGAGCTAATACAAACTTATAGGATTGCCCGTCTGTCAGCCATATACCACTAGGAGTTCTACCGGAAGAATCCAATACTATAGGGTTAGTATTAGCTACCAGCCCCGTAGAGGTTGTATAGGTAGCAGCTTTCGTGGTAGTACCTGCTTCATAGGTAAAAAGCTGTCCTCCTGATATAGGATCGCCGTTAGAATCAAAAAATTGTTGTCTTGGTGCCGGTGCTATAAATACAGCCATAATTATTCCTCTTTAACTTGTGCGCTTGTTACTGCTATAGGTCTTACCAGTATTGCCTGTAACATTTCAGATAATTCTTCTTGCTGCTTAGGAGAAGATTTTTCCATTAAATCAGCTAATTTCTTCTTGTTTTCAGGTTTCATTAGCACGCCTAACTCCTTTACTCCCTTCTCTGTTATCCTTCCGGTAGCCTGATTAAACCACCCTCTCGCAGCAGAAAGAATAGGTTTAAATATTCCGGTAGACGGTAATTCAAATGACTGAATACGCTCCATCATATCTCTTGAACCTTCCTTAGACATAACAGATAATTTCTTATCTTTAGTAAGATCCCTGATAACATTAAATACAGTTTTCTTCTGCTCCTTAGTTAAGCTATCTAACATAGGTTTGCCTGTATCTCTACTGATCTTACTCATATAATTCTTGGCAATCGTTACAAATGCTCCTGCCCTTTCTTCTTCCAATGGAGAGCGGAGTTTCTTAAGCAATTCTTCTCCTACTTCCGCCTGATTGACAGGTTTAGATGATTCTTTAAATGTTTCTCTTGCAGCTTTGTAATTCTTATCTGCAAGTCCTATCTGGTCATCGAGTTTAGCTTTAACACTTCTGAGAACTGTTTCATTAAATTCAGGAGAACCGTCAGGATTCTTTTTCTTTAATTTATCGCCAATATCTTCAGATAAAGATTTCATCCTCTGAACTGTCATATCACCTTTAAATGCTTTCTTAATATCATTCAAAGGAGTAGTAACACTCTTTCTGTTAGCGTTTTTAATAAGAAGATTATGTATTTCTCTTTTTACAGGAGTAATATTAACTTCCTTCTGTGACTTCTCAGCTTTCTGATATAACGGGCTTGCAGCTTTCCTTCTTGCAGCTTTAGCAGCTTCCTTACCGCCACCGGCTCTTTCTATCTTCTTAACAGCTGCGGTTCTTGCTGCTTCCTGTTTGCCTCTTACTCCTGCAGTACCTAATATTTCAGGGCGTTCTTTAGTAACGTGTTTTTCCAGTGCGGCAAATTGCGGACTACCTGCTTTAACTGAAGCCTGCCCTGCAGTATATTCTGCGCCTGGTATCCTACTCTCAGACGTTCTTAATGCCTTAATAACTTTGGGGGCTTCCTTGCCTGCCGCTCTTGCAGCAATAGAACCAGGATCTCCTGTAGTCAGATAACGATATAAATGTTTCCCTGCCTGATACCCTTTAGCGCCTACATGAGCAGCGGGAGCAGCAACGCCACCGATAGCGGCGCTGTAAGCGCCGGACTCTGCAGCTTCCGCTAATGAGTAAGGTTGTCCTTCCTCCGGTTTATATTCGGCAGCACCAAAATAACCACCAATACCAACCCCTTGAAGACCTTTTCCCCATAGAGTCTGAGCTATTTTAAGCTTGCCAAGCCCTAACATAGTAGTTCCGAACTTGCCACCCTTGCTTAAGAAATCAAAGCCTTCTACTCTGTTCGCTTTTTTAGCTTCATCCTTTATCTTATTAAGAGCATCAATCTTAGATTGTATACTTACAGCGGAATTAGTTCCTGCAATCCTATCCGTAATATGAGCGCCTAATAAAAGCGGGTCAGTAAGTAATTCAGATATGCCTATATAATGACGTATCGCATCATTCTTTATTCTTGTCATCATATCCGGTCTTTTTTGCAACTCTAAAGGCTCATGTTCTCCTTTTATCTGAAACTGGTGCCTTTCAGAATCAGGAATAGAGTCTGTAGGATGCGTATTACCGGAGCGAATAGATTGAAGACGCGCCTTTATTTCTTCCTCCGGTGTACCATCAGGAACATTCTTAAGTAATATACCGTCTTTAGTCTTAATATCCATTACCAATCCACTTCTATTACTTTGTTTTTACCTTTAACAAAGTTATTTACTTTGGATGCTTTAGCGCGTTTCTTTGCAAGTTTAACCAGAACCCTTATTTCTTTCTGAAAATCCCTTGCTGCAGCTTTATATTCTTTCTCACTCTGCGCTTTATCCATTCTGTTTAATGCTTTGGTAGCAGCTTCACCTTCCACATTACTGATTTGTCCGCCACCTTTCAGAGACTGGAAAGCCTCTTTAAATGCTTCACCTTTTACCTGTTCATGCCTTGCCTGGAAACTTGCAGCGTCAGAACCTTCAATGAATCTTGCGCCTGGCTTCCATGTAGCCCCTACAAAGTCCTGAAATCCTGCGTGTGGCTTTATTTTACCGTCTTTAGATCCTATCATTTCATCTATATGGCGTAGCATAAACTTAGATTGTTCTTCCACCACAGGAAGGTTAATCTTAGCTTTACCTGTAGCTTCCCCTACTTCTTTACCTTCAGATTGAGCTTGTTTAACCTCGCCTCTGGTATCAGGATCATCTAAAGCGTGTTGTAAATGTTCGCCTTCAGGACTTACAGCAGCAACAGTTTCATTGGTAAATTTATTATGATAGAAAATCCCTTGTGGCGTTCTTACCTTTTCCCATGCAGGATACTTGCTAGGTGCTGCAGCTGTAGGATTATCTATCGCATATTGGTCTTTAGGGGTAACGGACTTATCTAAAGTCATCCCAGGAGACAGTAAATTAGTCTGTTCCTTAGTACCGCCTAAGTCTTCAAAGTGCTGTTTTTTCCTTTCGGGAGAAACATAAAACAAAGCAAATTGTTTTATCTGTTCCGGTGTAGCATCAGGGTTTTCATCTATAGCCTGTTTTAATATCTTTGAAGCAGGGTTCCCCATCTGCTCCCACTGATTAAGAATAAGTTTAGCGTTATCCATAGTAGGAGTTAGAGCTAACTGTGTAGCGCCTATATCAGATATTTCTGCCCATCTTTTTTGTTGTTGTGCCTGTTTTGCTTTAGCTTCCGTATTAAACTTAACCTGATCCCGCTCAAGCTTTTTGACCATGTTGTAGCCTTCATAGTCACCTTGTGCCATGTAAGCAACACTAACAGCCCTTAGTCTACCTAATTCATCTAAATCGGGATTATCTCTTATAACATCAGTAAATGTTTTCTTACGTTGTTCGTCTAATAAAGCCGCCTGTTCATCTTTCTTACTGGCTTTTCTGTAAGCACTAACCCTTGCATTATTAACATCAACCTGAGACTGTTTAACCCTGAAGTCCATAGGGTTAACATTCATCGGTTTCCAGCCTTCTCTTATCTCAAATGCCATAATTATTCCTATTTACTAAAGAATGAGCTAAATCCACTCTGAAGTGAATTGCCTACACCACTTAAAGCATCTCTCGCAAAATTACCGCTACGTAAAGCAAGGTTCGCCTGTAATCCGCCTAAATCAGCATGAAGACCGGCTAATGAATTATATCTTCCTGTAATAGTATTAGCTCTGCTCTGTCCTGCGTCAAATGCGTATCCTGCTCTCCTTGCGCTTGCATCCAACCCCATTCTGCCTACGCCACTTAATAACTCGGATTGTAGTTTTCTGTCCTGATTATATCTGTCATAGGAGCGTTGATATTGTTGGTCAGCAAGCCCCTGATTAAATCTTGTTAGTGCTTTTAACGTCCTGCCTGATAAAACACTACCTCTTGCAGAAGCACCTCGTTCAATACCTCTTAAACCTTCATCTCTTACAAATTCGTATCCAGGATCTTTCCTGAACTCAGCTTCATCAAAGTTTTTAAGTAGACTACCACGCTGTAGACCGGTTGTATCAAAACCAGGAACATCAAAACCTAAACCATAGGCAAGTTTAGCAAGAGAACCTGTGCCTAACCCTGCGTATGCCTCTAATTCTGCGCTTGCCTCATCCTGCCCTGTATCTATAGCATCAAGAGACTGCTCCATACCCGCCTGTAGAGCAGTATCAGCATGATGTAATTGCCGTACAGCACGTTTACGCGCCTTTTTAACAGAGCCTTTCCCTAAAAGTCCTCCACCTACTGAAGTTCCTCCACCTACTGCTGTTCCTATCGCCTGTTCCATTTATAATCCTCCAGAACCCAATTTATCAGATTAGGTTTAAATCCAAGTCTTGACACAAAATTCTCCGCTTCTTTGTTTCCCCATGTAGTACAGGTTTTAACAGTCCCGTACTCGTAAAATAATCTGCCGATAATATCTCTTATGATTCCTCTGTTTAACCACTTACCTCTGTAACTCTGATCTATGGAAACATGAATTTCATTTTCCCTTATCATTACTACAGCTATTAACTTATTATTCTCACCTAATACAGGCTGAGTTTTCCATTCTTCCGCAGATTTCAGCCATTCTTCAAAAGTTTCTTCCTCTACATCATCCCGTATATTGTTATATACGAAGTATTTATGCAGTAGTTCCGTCTGCGAGTACCCATCCGTCGCCGTTTTTGTTAGCCCATATTGGTTTTCCATTACTCCCTAAATCCTTATCAAAATAAAACTGTCCTACATATTTTATAGGCGGTCTTTGTGCTGTAGTTCCACTTTGACTTGTACTATGCGCTATCAGGTAAACCTGTTTACACCACTCTCTCCATGCTGGTCTTACAACGCCATTCTCATCAAACGGGCTTTGCGCCGGCGGAGTATTAATTACAGCCATTACGCTGCTACCTTTAATCCGGCTCCGGTACAGACAAATTTAACAGGATCAGATACCCTTACCCTTATTGTAAAGTTTCTTCCCTTGCCTAGCTGCCACCATTCAGCTCTTGCTGCAAATTCGCCTATCTTGCCAAGCGTAGTCCATAATTCCTCTGACCACTTATGACCTCCATCCGTAGAATATTGCATCATAACTTGCGGATCAGAGCCTTGGCCTGTTTCTAACCCAACACCTATTTCAGCATCCAGATGGAATTGCTTAACAGTGAAATCATCCATATCAGTTTCATAATGTCTTCCTGTTATTTCCCTGATAATCGTAGTTCCGTTATCTGTTCTGGTATCTTTGTTAAACCTGTAAACCTTTCCATTTTCATAATCAGTAACTACTTTAGTGTCTATAAAGTTAACACCCATCTCTGCTCTATGCCTGCCACCGCCTGAAGTCATTTCATGCCATACTTCGCTTGTAGCATCATAAACAAAAGTCCTCCCCACATTAGGAAAGGTAATCTGATACATACTATGTCCGTTAACCATATAGGAAAAAGCTGAAGCATTACTAGTAGCAGCTGAGTTAAATATAGATTCCAAATCACTATGTGATACCGGAACAGGGTTATATCCGTTTAAATGAATTACCCTTACTTCTCCTTCTCTGCTTTTTCCAAGAAACATTAGAGAATTTTTAAACTTAGCTACTGACCATCTTGCAGCTAACCCCCATTCCATATCCGTACCGGCAATTCTTGAGTAAGGAAAATCCAGTTCTCCTGTATTAGCCCAAAACTCGGTCGTATCTTCGCCGAACAACACGATATTACCGCTATCTTCCTCAACTCTTACTAAGTTATCAGGATTAGATTCAGCAGTTGCAAAGTCCGTAGCACTATAAGTCAATCCTGCATACAAAGAAGATATTGCAAATTGCCCTGACATACTTTGGGAATATATAAAATAACCATCATTAAAAGTAGTTGTCTGTGGCGATGTTGAGTAGTCTCCATCCGTTATTTTTGTCAGTGTTGTGGTCGCTATCGTATATATATAACCGAACTCGCCGTCAACTATGTTTATTTCAGTACCATTATCAATAATAGAAACCCTTCCTGAAGAAGTATCTAACGTACCACGATTAGTAGTGGTTCCTGCGTTATTAGCCTCCCATAAAGTATTTCTATGTACTATATATAAAAGGTTGTCTTTTTCATAAATGCCTCTGACAGGGGTTTCACCAAAATCAAGGAAAGAATCTAATCCAGGTGTAGGATGAGCAGAAACACGTATCTTATCCTGTCCTGCAGGTTGCATATCAAGATACATGTTCTTTCTTGTCTGTGATGTTACATTAGCTGATTTAGCCATAACACCAACACCTAAAAAATCAGTTCTCATCCTGTAAATATATTCCTGTGTGATCTTCCTTCAATGGTTATAATCGGGTCAGTTACATCCATAACCGGCGTATCCTGATTTATACCTGTTATCTTAGATAAAGATTCCCTTGCTATTTCTCTTGTAGCAGGGCTTACATCTAAATCGGGGTTGTATTCAGGTTGTAACTCCAACGCTAAATTAAATTCTATTGCTCTCTGATAACCAGGAGGCATAGCTAACGCTGTGGTTCCTGTAGAAAACTGCTGCATTTGCTTCCATGATGTAAAATGCAGTACATCCGTATCAGATGGCGTATAAACCAGCCTTATAAAAGCTAAAGGGAATATCTCATCATAATACAGATATTTAGGACGTGATTGCGTAGTTTTTAACGTAACCATATCATAGGCTTTCTTATTAATAATAGTTACAGGGTAGTCATAACCTGCAGAATCACGGATAAAAGCCTGTTCTATTCTTGTAGGGCGTGTAGTGGAAATATCGCCGCCAGTGCCAATAGAATAATCAGCAGTTCCCACAACTAAAGTATGGGTTTCTGTTAATAACTGATAGATTTTAGCTCTATCTATAGACCATGAATCTAACATGGTATTTAAAGCATTTAACCCATCAGCAGCTTCATTAGCAGTTAAGGTTCTGGTTCCTTGTCCTTTAACCCCTATAAGGCGCAAAGCCCTTGAAATCATATCATTGGCGGTTGGCATTACTCTACCTCTTTAATTGCTTTAGCTATATTGTGTCTATTCATCATGTGATGTGGTTTCTTGCCAAACACTTTAAAATACTTCGCTTTCAGTTCATCAGTGGGAACTTCTTTTTCTTTTTTCTCAGGTTTGTGTTCAGACGCTATCTTCCATCCGTTCTTCTGGTTTGCTTTAACTTCTTGTGGCGAATAAGCATGAGTAAATCCGTGTAACTCGTGCGACATAAATACTATCATTTAGGTTTCCTCTCGTCAGGCGGAACAGGATTATCTGAATCTGATCCTTCCGGTTGTTTTAATAGAAACTTATGGTAATTACCCTCATAAACTTTGTCTTTAGTGTGATGATTAATGTTTAAATCAGGTACTAGCCATATCGGGTTTTTAGTGGCAAGCCAGTTACGGCAGAAAGCGTAGTCTTCTCCGTACCATACATGGTTATACGCACCATGATTAAATAAATCTATATGTGGAGAAGTCCTGTCTCCGTAACACAAATTAGGGTAATTTTCTATAAATATATTAATTGCCCTTCTGGTTACTTTTAAAAACCCTGCGGGAGCGCAGAAAGCGCTTATCGCCCCGTCACTCTCTCTTACGATAGGATAATGGTTAGCATCTGTAAGGACTTGCCCCATATATTCAACCTCATCCTTTTTAAATCTGTAAGTTCCGACACATACTTCACCTTCAGTCTGAACCAATTTTAAAAGATCTTTATCATCCCAAGATACATCATGGTCTATAAATACTATAATATCTGCTCCGGCATCTAACGCTTTTTTAAGCATGAATGACCTTGCAGATGAAATATAAGGATTGCCTACTTCTGATACCATATAGTGTTCATATCCGGCATCCTCAAATAAGGGTACTGATTCCCTTAAACTATCCAAACACTCTTTAAAAGGTTTCTGTACCGTTGGAATACAAAAAACTACCTTTTTCATAAATTGTTATTATCTACTAACAATAAGTCAAATCTTCCTATAACCTCTAAATTATTAGCACTTGCAGCAAACATTCTCATAACCAAGTCAGTTTTAGCTACGTATGGGATTCCACCTACAAAATCCTCATTAAAATCTTTAGTTCCTGTGATTGTAAAAGGAACATTCATTCTGAATACTTCTCCGAAGTTCCTTACAAAGAAACCACCTTTACACCTGTTTGCTTCTGTTCCGTATAAAGACGCTCTTATATGGACTAAATACGCTGTATATCCTGCAGGGATAGTGTAAGCGGCTATCTGTGTCTGGTTAGGGTCAGGAAGTGCTGTAGGTATTACAAAGAACACATTAGCTGTTGTAGTTGTATGATTACAGGTAACATTACCTACAAAATCAGAACTGCCTGTGTTATAAGCTCTGTTAATTCTTCTGTAAGTATTTGAAGATATTACGTTAGTAGTGCCGTTAAGTGTTATTGTTTCAGAAACTATATTCCAGTCAGTATCCAATCCTGATATAAATAAAGTTCCTGTGTCGCTTGCACTACTCGATACTACTGTTACTGTTTCTGCTTGTGTCGGAAAACCTGTGTAAGCTCCGCCACCTCCGCCTCCATCCCATATATCAGCTGGTAAATCAGCAGAGTCCTGATCAGAATTTCTCCCGAACTTGTGAATAATAGAGTGGCCTTGAATATTACCTTTCTCTACCTCAACAAGAAAATCCCTTTCCTGATAATAACTCATATTATCCTTATGTAAGAAGCCCCCTTTCGGGGGCTATCCGTTACGCTGTCGCCCAGATTCCCAAACCTGTTAAGGTATTTTGGATTTCCTGAACAGCAGCTAACTGCGTAGCTCCGAAGTCGGAACTTGAAGCTAACGCGCTTGTCGCATGAACAGCAGCGGTATACGCACGTTGAGCAGCCGGAGTTGCGCCGTAAAAAGCAACCTTCTCAGAAGAAGATTTACCGATTTGCGCTCCCTCGCTGTCGTTATACGTTACCTGTTCATATTCAGTTGGTTGTGCCATTTTTTACCTCCATTAACTCTCCCCCGAAGGGGAGAAAGTCGTTAATAATCAATTACCTACTAGGAGGTAATTCTGCAAGCCCAGTCCGGGCGAATCGCTTTAAACCCGTACAATATATCAATACGAGTTAAGAGTTCATCGTTCCGAATGTCTGTATCCTGCCATACTCTGACACTGATACCATCCCATGTCTTTACACCACAGCTATGTGCGCCACCCATCATAGGTAGTTCAGCAGTAGCGAATGTGAAAGCATCTTTATGGTACATTAAGTTCTGAGCATAAGCAGTTGAAGCAGAACCAACAAAAGTTAATGCTGCTGTAGTTGCAGGTAACGCAGATACGTTCTGTCTTCCTTCACTTACGCTGGAATAAATCGCAGGGGTGAAAGGAATGTTAGTTGTAGTTGCGCCTGATCCGACAACAAACTGCTTCAGATAACCATAGTCAGCCTTAGTTTCAGGGTGAATTGCATTAACACCTGCAATCGTAAAGACTGTACCTTCCGTAGGTGCGCTGGATAAACCAGTTACCGTAAGAGAAGTATCACCTTCCGTTACTGTATAGGTGTCAAGCGTTACGCCTGTAACGTCAGAACCGTTAGTATGGTAATAAACACGTTCATTTTCATAGAAATCAGCCATAGCTGTGCGACCAACCATACCTTCACGATACTGTTCCTTGATCTGTGTGGAATCCTGGAACAAACCTTTCAGGCCGTTGACCAAACCACCCATAGTTACAGAATCCATCTGAATACAACGGTTTCCGTCTTTAGGTGCTAGGAACTGATTGAGTTTTGCGCGGGCTGCGCCGGTAGCTACAAGATCAGTAGGCGGTGTGCCTGCTGTACCAGCTAAGTTATAAACTTCTTTGGTAACACCTTGTAGTACGTCAGATTCAACGCCGGAAATAAGAGTAGAAACAGCAGAATCTAAATGTTGTTTAGAGAACTCCTGTAAGTCTAATTTCATTTCACGACTGTTAAACGCCATATCAACACCGTCCTGCGTAGCAGTAACGAGAGTTGTATTTTGTTCTACTGAATCCTGCACGTCCATAACACGACTATTCTGCCGTCTTGTATATTGTGCCGGTAGACGAATACGTAATGTATCGCCTATTTTACCGCTTGAAGAACCGAAGTTCTCATCGAATTGACGATTAATAGTACCGATAAATGAAGCCTTTTCATGCGCCAGACGCAAAACCTCATTAGTAATACTGTCAATCGTAGTTGCTGTATAAGCCATTTAAAACCTCCGTTAGACAAGGCATCTGCCTCCCGAAGGTTTCAGATACCTGTTAGACTCTGCCTAACTCCTTATTTCTGACTTTAACAAACTTAGTGAAAGGATCACCTTGTTTGTATTCTGATGTGTCAGATTTACCGCCTGTATTCATCTTAGGTGGCGGCGTAGGTGCGTTAGACACTTGTTTTTTTGGCGGGTCAGAAGATATTTTGTCCTCTAATTTGCCTATGTATCGAACTGCGGCGGTAGGTCTTAGATCAAGCAGCTTATCAATTTCATCAGGATTCTTACCTAAGTAATAGGTTAGCTCTCCTGATACTTCTGAAGTTACCACAGCTTCATTAAGATAATCGGGCAGATCCCCGTAATCTTCTATGGTTTCTAAAGCGTCCTGATAATCAGGGTATTTCTTTGCAACTTGCTTTTGTTGTTTTCTGTATTCCTGATTTAAGGTTTTAGCCTCTCTTTCTGCAGCTTCCTTCTGATACTTCTCCCTCTCTGAAGCGGCAACATTTTCAGCAACCCATTTTGTATGATCCTTAATCCACTCGGTAGCGTCTTCATAATCATCCAGTTCAGGCTCCTTCTTCGCTGCTGGCTTCGTTTCAGGCTTAGTATTCTTGTTCTGCCTTTCAAGCTCCCTTCGCAGTTTATTTTCTATTCTTGCCGTTCTTTTATCGAACATCGCCTCAACTTCAGATTGAGTAAATGTTTTTTCCGGCTCTACCTCCTTATTTTCAGGCGGAGTTTCCTGTTCAGTTTTTTCTTCGGTTTCTGTAACCTCATCCGGTTTAGGTTCCGTTACCTTATCTTCGGTTTTCGCTTCTGGATCCATTTATTTCTCCATATAGCCCGTGTGAAAACCCACACGTAGGTTTATTGTTACCTTATACCACAATAATCATTTAGAATCAAATATTTTTAACAAATACTTAAACTAATGTATCAACATCATAATAGCTTTCAAATCTTCATCACTTATTTCATCTGAAACACTTATAACTTCTTCTTCAGATACTACTTTATCTTTTACAGGGTAATGCCTTGAAAGAATAGGCATATTAGCCAATCCTTCCATCTGTTTCCTGTAAATCTTAGCTCTTTCATTCTTAGTGGGGTAGCCACCGGAGAATGTTTCTTCAGGTTCAGCGCCTTCTGTTATAGTCCACGCTAAACCCCATGCACTGGGATCTCCCCATGCGCCTCCCCATACATCACGGGTAGTAGCCATTAAGCACCCTGAAATTCAGTGCCGGAACCGCCATTACCTGTGATAGTCTGATCATTCACAGATTGCACGTTAACATCAACTTCATTAGCTTTGGTGAAAGTAATGTCATCAGTCTTGGCTTTAATAGCATCAACTACAGTATCAACTGTGTCTAATTTACCGTCTAAAGTGGTTCCGGTGTCTACTAAAACAGAGTCTACATTCGTATCTACTGTATCTATCTTTCCTTCAATCGTTGTTAGAGTTGTAGGTAGAGTAGTTCCTGTGTCAACTAATACTGCATCCACATTTGTGTCAATAGTATCTAGTTTCCCATCAAGTGTCGTTCCTGTATCTACTAGAACAGCATCAACGTTGGAATCTATTGTAGCAATATCGGCAGAAATAGAGGCTCCTGCCGGAGTGCCTAATTTTGGCTGCATATCTGATGTGTCGGTTTCAATATCATTAATATTGGTATTCATAGCGTCTAAATCTAACCCACCGGCATCAGATATTGGTAAGCCTCCTGCAGCATCAGCAGCAGCGTTTGGTAATGCTGTTATACCCATTCTTACAGAATCGAATGGATCGTAATCTACTAACTGAATAGTAGGCCCGTACACAACCATGCCGGTTACTGTTCCGCCTACAACTACTTTATCAACACCTGTAGCACAGGCAGCATCCGGTAAATCAAGCCTGTATTTACCATTCTGAATGTGAAGGAACCCACCGTCTGTATGTGCTGTGGTAAGAGCAGCTAATGTTGCCTCAGTAATGGAAGATACAGCAGCACCATCCCGTCTATACCATAAATCAATGCCGGAAGTATTAAAAACCACTCCTGTTTCCGGTGTGCCGTCTCCTGAGTCAACAATATCAACCTCAACTGATACGTTGGTAGTTCCTTTCTGAATTAGTAATGTAGTCATAATATTAACCTAAATAATGTCTGGCTGTCATTGGTAAAATAGTTCCCCCTGCTGCCGCTGGTTTAATCCCCAGAACTGCGCCTATATTTTCATTTGTTGCGTTCCAGGTAATAGTTACTGCCGAAGGCAGAGTCATTACACCATGAGCAGCATAAGCAGACTGAAACCCTACACTACTCTCATGTATCTCAGTCATGCTTTGATTATTGCTTGTAGGATCGCCACCGCCAGCACCAAAAGTACCAACTAAAATCGGATAGTTACCGGAAGTACCGCCTGAAGCAATAACCGAAGTTGAAGTATTCCCCACATTATTAACAAAAGTTACATCCTGAATCGCGGTGGCAACATCTGTAGTGTCTGTTCCTGAAAGAAGAAAAAGATGGTGAGCAAATTCAGAAGAATTAGATTTCGTATAACTTATATCTGCTGTTGTCGCTGTCGGGTTAATTAACCCATATATAGCCATAGCGCAGTCGTAGGCATTAGCCCCGTTATCAATATTCTGCTTGAGAGTAAAATTCTCCGTGGTATTCCATGATGGGGTATTTGTCACATGAATATCGGCCCTTGATCCTACAACCAGAATAGCTAACGAAATACCACTTGGAATTGTGTATTCCTCATCTACTGTAGTGCCGGTTGTGCCGGGGTCGTATAGCTCGTCTTGTTCTAAAACAACAGCCATTACCTGCCTTTCGCTATTTGTCCGTCAGGCAAATACTTAGCAAATACACAAAGAAAATAAGTACCGTCTTTTAATGCAGTTACTTTATGCCTGTTTTTAGCCGGGACGTTTATCATAACAGGCTTGTCTTCAGCGTCATAATCTCCTGTCACTTCCTCATCTAACTCACCGTCAGGCTTCCAGTTCTCAAGCCTCGCTGCGCCATGCGTTAAAATCCATACATGATCTTCCTCATGCTCATGTACGTCTAATGGTTGGGTATCATGCGTCTTAAAATTTTCTCTGATCCATAGATTACCTATATCTAATGGCATTAGTTAGTCCCCTCATAAGCATCTAACAAGTTTTGCAATTCTAAAATCTTTTCCACTATTACCTCTGCCTCTGTTGGTTCAGGTTCGGGAGTAGGCTCTGGCTCAGGCTCCGGGGTAGGGACAGTTTCAGGGTTAAAACAAGCGGGAGTAGGGTTAGTTATATGTTGTTTAACAACACATACCTGTCCAGCTAAGTCACCGTTCCCTGTTTCTACTGTCGCACTTACCGGTACCTTCCAAAACTGATTAACATTGTGTGCTTTGTTATCAATAAAGCTGTTATCAAAAGCATTATTAGATCCAAACTCATAACCTACATCAGCATCAACTACGAGATTACGAACAAAATTTGTATCTCTGACTGTTGGATTAGCAGACATAAATCCAACTCTGGTATTTTCTACAATATTATCCTCAACATCTATATACCTTGCATTGACGTGAAGGATAAAGGTAATATCGCCACCACCACTTCCGACACAATTATCATCTTTTGGTTTGTCGTAACCATACGACCAGTTACCTTTAATTAGCATACGGTTTTGTAATCCGCCTCCACCCTGAATATCAAAGGCATTTTCAGCACATAGGAACTCACCATTGGGGTCAAAGTTGCCACTTCCGTCTGTATGGAAATCTTGCGTAACATATATTTCGTTATAAGCCATAACACTGTCTGGCGACCCGACATTAGCCACTACTATGCCATCACCGGCACAGTTATAAATCTCATTATGTACTACCTTGTTTCTTTCACCATAAACAACCACACAGTGATCATCCTCGGTATCTATAGCGGTATGCCTGATAACAGAGTTTTGGATAATTAAGTCATCCCCGCCTGTAGAGATAACGCCGCCGCCGTTGCCTCCGCCTTCCACCAGAAAACTATCAATTATAATGTGACTATTAGTTTTCGGGAAATGGTCTGTCCAGGGAAAGTTGTTATGGTTTATCCTGACAATAGGAATTGGATTTTCATTTCTTACAGTTATCCCATGAGCTACCCAATGCTGAACACCCATAAAAGTAATTCTCTCAACTACCGCTCTATCTGCTTCAGATTTGTGAACAGGGTGTAAGCTGGTATCAACCGGAATAAGGTATCTTGGGTTTTCTGCCGTCCCGTCTGCTATGATATTAAACTGACCAGAATAGTTACCTGGTTTTATACAAATTATTCTTTTATCCGGGTCGTTTACCTGTGATAACTGGGAAGAAGTTTCTATAATAGCTACTTCCGGGTTACTTGCATCACAAGCTGGCAGAGTTAACGGAGTGCGTAAGTCTTCCTGGGCGAATGCAGTACCAGATACTAAAAGAATTAACAGATATTTATACATTTTACCTCCGCCTTGATTTGATCAACATTCATTGTTATCCCCTCTTTTTAACTCTGACCATATATTCAGTCTTGCCGTCTTTTTCTGTCTTAACCACCTTCTTAGGTGCTTTCAGGTAGCTTAAGATTTCCTGCATTATTTCTTTATTTTCATTAACGGGTTTTAAAATATTTTCAGACTTATCTGATTTCTTAATCACAGAATCTAATTTACTGATAGTTTTTTCAATGCCGGAAGTATCGACCACAGGAGCGGGGGTTTCTCTCGGTATGGAGTTTATTGTATTCTGCAAGTTTTCCAGTTTTTCAGACATACTTACTATAGCCTGTACCGCTCTTTCATTCATCTCTTCCTCTCCCTGTTTAGCGAGCCTTTCATCTTCCTCTTTCTGTTTAGACTCATCTTCTTTCCGCTTCAATTCTTCTTCTCTTTCTTCCATTTCAAGAGACAAATCCCCTCTGGCACGTCTTGACGCTTTATCAGCAATCATATCAGACCTCTCCTTAGAGCCTTCATCTAATAAAGCTAGTACATATTTAGTTTCCTGATCTAAAGCGGCAATCTGTAATTTAACCTGTGACTCAACATTATCGCCGTTTATCATAATTTCTTTCAGCATTAACTCTAACTCTTCTTTCTTAACGGCAAGCCTGTCTAATCCGGTCTTAACATTTTCTTCTTTCGCCATTACTTCAATAGCCTGTTTACCTACTTCCTGCCCTGCTTTATTAATTTCCAGTTCAGCTTCATTCAATGCTGCAGCTTTCTGGTCTAATTGCTGTCTTTCCTGCTCCAGTTGTTGCATTAACTGCTGTATTTCAGGCGGTATATCGCCTTCCTGTATCTTAACTTCAGGCGGCAACATTCTTTCAAATCTGTCAGCAATCTTGTCAGATAAAGGAAAATCCTGCATCCTGAATAACAAATCCCCAAACATCGGGAACTGTTCAGGATTATTCTGTAAGAATCCCTGCAATATTTCAGACTGCTCCATGCGTTTTGTAGCATAAGAAGCGCCCGGCGTTGCAGTAACATCATATTTACCTACTCTCAGGTTATATATATTACCTATCTTGCCTTCTAATTTAGCTTCTTCCTGTGCGGGGTCTATACCTACAGTGCTTACGGTTCCGTCTTCTCCCATAATACGTACTATACGTGCTGTATCGTATAATTTAGGGATTATGTCTATTAGTTGTTTGCCTGTGTAACGTATTGATAAAGCCACGTTATCAGGGAAATTAAAGGAGCCTGTATCAGATTGTATCTTTAAACTTTGTATAGCTTTGCCGGACTGTTGCGGACTCGCTTCACCTACACTCGCTCTGAACATACCTAAAGCTGTTTTAATATCATGCTCTATAAGTTGAAGATGCTGAAGCATGGCAGCTTCCATCTGTGCAGGTAATTGTCTTTGTGGGGGCGGTAATGCTACGTTATTGGAATCTAAAACGGTGTCATATTGTAAAAAAGCATGATTAACCACGTTAGCAGATTGCCATTTAGCCCTGTCTGTATCGAATTGTCCTTTAGCGCCGATAAAAGGAGCTTTAGGAGCTAACGCTAGTTTTTCAGTTAAAGCGGAAAACCAGTAGTTATAAGCCCGTAATGAGTCTTTTGCTAATCTCACCAGGCCTTTATAATGCTTTTTACCATTTACGTTGGCCTGTTTACCAACTACCTTGATAACAGGGATATATTTACCTAACCATACGCCACGCTCAAGTATTTCTGCTCCTGTCATTTTTACCCATTTCACAGTTTGTAACTGTGTAGGGCGGGTTGAAACTACAGCTGGTAATTCATACGCTTTATCATTGATAAATGCCTCGTATTCACTCTGAAGCATGGTAGTACCATCTTCTAAAGCATATAAAAGCGTGTCTTCATAATCATAGTAGTAATATAAAGCAACTCTTGTAGTAGCTCCTATACGCCATATCATTGAGTCTTTGGCATCATTCGCTACAGAAAACTCTGTGGAACTACCGTCTTTAGCTTTAGGATATAATCTTTTGAACTTTTCGTCAGGAACATCCTCTATAATAAAAGTATATTTATTGTCTGACCCGTCCGGCATATTATGTTCTGACATAAATACCTTACTGTAGTCGTGAATAGGCTCTATCCGTACTTCCTGATCAAAACTCTTAGCATCTACATAGTCTGTAGTTAAATGCCAGTAACCCTCTCCGACTTTAACAGCAGATTCCCCTCCGGTTAAATAAGCTATTGTCGCATTGGAATTGTCTTCAATCCTGCGGATAATTTCCTGAAATACTCTTGCGGTATCCTTATCAGCAGCATCATCTACAGGTTTAACCTTGATAGCAGGTTTATTCTGTCGTAAATCGTTGACTATCTGGGATATGTACTGATTGATTTTATCAATCGTTAATACAGGACGAGCGCCGTTAGGGTCATTTTCCCTTGCGGCTCTTACTTCAGGCTCCCATTGGTCTTCATCAGCAAAACGACCATCATCTGACTGAAGCCTTCGTTCATCAGAATGTAAGTCCGTAACAATCTGAAACCGCCTTTTGGCCTGTTCCAGTATTTCCTTATCACTTCTCCCTGATGTTTCTTTTATTTCGTTTTTAGACGGTTTTTTCGATTTTTTCATCTTCGCCAAAATATTTAGCTACTGCGGCCTTCACCTTACCATCCACTTCATCTTTAAGGTGTTGTGGCACTACCCCGTGCTTTTCAACTAAATCGCGCCATATACTGTTTCGTACCTCTGTGCGTAATTTGTTGCGTAGTTGAATTTTCTGCTTTTTTTCTTTTTGTTTTAACAGTTTATTAATATTAACTACGTTTTTCATTAATTCCCCATCCACGCAATATTCGTTGGTAATGAAGAACTTACGGGCTTTTCTTCACGTATTTCCTCTTTAGGAAACACTAAGTCCATATCAGGCTCGCATATTCTTGCTAAAGAGTCAAGTCCGTCATCATATTTTCCTACGGGAAATGCTAAATATTCCTGCTCAATAAAATCTTTTACTAAATCTACAGTCTTTTTATCCCAGTTTGTGTAATGCAAACTTCTTGGGAAATAAATCCTATTCTGCTCAAATAATGGCATAGTTCTTTTTATTCTATCGTTCTTGGGGGTCTGTCCACCAACTTCAAGAATAACAAAACGATAATTATCATCTTGCATACGGGATTCAAAATGCTCAATATCCGCCATGCAACCATATTTCTCATATCTTACTTGTTTAGGCTTATATCTCTTGTGCCACCTGAATACTAAATCAGCCCTTTCAGAAAGTTTTAGTCTGTCTCGAACCATATCTAAAACATAATAATTCTGGTCTGCAGCTAACCCTATAACCCATCCAAAGGTATAATCTGATGTTTTTTTCTTTTCGCTAGCGCCATCAATAAGAATGTACTTATTCATCCTTTTTTCCTGTTCCAGTGTTATATTATCGTAATTCTGTATCCACTCTCTCTGAAAACCCTGTAACGAATCTTCCTTCGGGTTTAGTAATATCTGAGCAGAATAGTTGTAAATACCCATACTTTTACGCTTTTCCACATGGACTTCTTCAGGCCAGAACACAGATTTACCTTCATTTGTTCCACCTTCTCTACCAGGATGCCAACGTAATATAGCTGTTTCCCTTTCCTTAATGGTTGCGTAAGCATCAGAGAAATGCCAGCAGGTTCCGATGAACTTTCTTTTACCTTCAGGAGTTACGCCAAGATTATAGGATTGCTCCAAAGCGTTCAGAGTCTTGTTAATCATGTCAGGTGTGGTGACAGATGCAGCCACAACAATATCATCATAATTCAGAATCATAAAATGCTTGGAGGTAGGCTGCCCGTCAACCAAGCCCCATGCCTCTACAGTAGCTTCTTTAGGATTAGATTTACGTTTAACGATAATACCGTCATCTTCCGACCATTTAGGGGATTCCTTGATATTCTTGCCCCATAGAACATCAGGGAAAGCATTATGAAGAACCTGATTCTCCTGTAGTTCCCGCATTATCTGGCGTAAAAATGCTTTTGCTATAGGCCTGGTATGAGAAAATATACCGATGGTAATGTCGGGATCTTGTAGAATAGACTGAATATTTTGCCCGAATGTCTGAATAGTAGAGTTATGGGTAGGGATTAACTCCTTTCCGGCAAGATACATTCCACCCTCCACTTGTATACATTTTGTGGGAACTGAGTCTATTCTTTCTATCTTCGAAACCAGCCTTGTTTCTCTGTGTAAATACTTGTCGATAGCTCTATCGGCTTTTCTTTTTAAGTGGAAAGGATTTCTGTCTTTATATGCCTGAAATGTAACCTGATAATATGGATAAGGCTCATTATTAACTCGCATTTCTCTTTCTTTAAATCTCGGGCGTAAACCTAATCCAATGGCAAGTTCATAGACATTTTCAGTTAAAGTTTTGCTAATATTTACAAAATAAGCGGTTCCTCTTGGGTTACAAGATCCATCTGTGTCCATTAACCCGCGAAGCAACTCTTGCCTTTGGTATATGGAAGAATTTAGATATTCTTCAGGAATGTGTTTATTCTTTAGAGCTCCAATCTTCCTTAAGATAGAAGTCATTCCTGTATTGCGTTTCCCTTTTATCCCTTTGTTAAGAGAAAATATCCCGCTATTTTTATTTGAAGACTTTCCTTCTTCTACATAAACTCCTTTTTCTTTTATTCTGTTTATTATCCCTATATCGGAATAATTACAGGTAATCCTTGCTGAATCTGAATTCCCGTCTCCTAACCAAGCACCAAAAACATAAGGATCAATCGGAAGCTGTTTAACTGACATTACTAACGCTTTAGCAACACTAACATCACACCTTTTATCTGTCGATAATTGATTAGTTTGTACTATTTCCTCTGTAAAGGTTGTTATCCTGTTTTCATCTTTCCAATTCCCAACTCTTAATCTATGCTTAACACGTAGCTTCCATAAATGTCCTGCTCCCGCAACTATAGATGTTTTATCATGGAAAGTGATTTTATAGCACTCTGAATCATTGTATTGCTCTGTAACAGCGAGAACTTCTACAGGATTTCCGTCAGGGGAATAGACAATGTCACCACGTTTCAAATCTCCGTGATTCTTCCATCCTTCAGTAGTGAGTATAGGAGTAGTATCAGCTAAGTCTTTATAGTGTTCCCTAGCCCATAAGTCTAAATGCCCGTAAGGATCTGCCTCTACTTCCCTGATTCTGTCATAAATCCAGGGTTTTGCCATATCTGTTCTGCGACAAGCCCTTATCAACAGATAAGCAAGGTCATTAAGACACATATTTCTGACAACATAATCTAAATTATTGTGCTGTCTGCCGGATTTTTCCATATCCGACCATACTCTTAAAGCTTTTTCTAAAGAAAAGCCTCTAACTCTTTGAAAATCCTCTTTTTCCATTAGCTAAATTTAGATTGTTCATATACTGCTTTTGCTCTCTCATATTCCTGTCTGGAAACTTTCTTATTTTTATTTTCTTCCATTATTCTCTGAAATCTACGAGCATTTTTACCACGTAATATAGGAGTCTCTTTAATCTTAGTTGCCATTAATGAATATGTTTTTTACCGGCTGATGTTACCTCAGGAAGAAAGAACCAGCCGTGTATTCTTTTTATAGCTTCCTTTCTCAGAAATTCACGCACAGCTTCATCCCCTTCTGTCTGTCGAATAAGATTCAATTCCTCGCAGAAGTCGTTTGCTTCTTCCTCTGTGCCAAAGTCTATATCTTCTTCTGTCATAATAATCAAGGAAAGGTCGGCTTTCGCGGCGGTAGCGATCCACTACTATTTGCTAATACCTTTCCTTAAACTGGTGGAGATGTAGAGAATCGAACTCTAGTCCAGGCGCGTCCCTTAAAGGCTCTAACTCCTGTCGAAACCATTACTCATCCCCATTACTTACTTATAACCCATTCCAAAGCCCATACTGCCAACAATAGCAATATACCGCCAACACCTACTCCTAATAATATTACAGCATAAGCTATTAATTCAGTCGGCATTACATCCATTCCCCTCTTTTTGAGTGTTCTTCAACTAATTCCCTTAATTTATTAGCAGAATCCTCAGATAGTTCCTCTACCCTGTATTCCATAATTAATATATAACCTTTATTTTCCTTTACAAGACAGCCTATATAATGTCCTAACCACTCAGCCTGTTTACCTGTTTCCTTGGAATATAACGCTTCACAATTAGACCTGTTATACCCTCTCTCATCAGAATATCCCTCATAATGAGAGTTATGATCAGCAAAGGCTACTCCTGTAAGGAATATCCCTATTATTATCATCCATAATACTAAAACGTATTTATTCACTGATTCTCTTACCTCTAAGTATATTGCTTTAATCAATATCAGAAAGAAAAAACATACTTAGAAATAATAATGCTATATATCTCATTCCTATCCTTTTTTATTATCTTTTATGTACAGAAATATATTTCTGTTAGTGTTAAAGCTAATACTAATATAATCTCCTGAATCGCTACTCCATGCTGCTTGTATATCTCCATCAGGGGTACAAGTTATACTCGGTCTTCTGGCTTCTGTTAATTCTAAGAAAGTTAAAAATTTATCTATGGAATCCTTGGAAATATCCTCTCCATAATCATCCTTATAATCTGCGCTTAACTCCTCTAATCTACCCCTAACACTGATCATGCCTTAAATTGTTGTCCTCTGAAAAAACATAATCCTTCTTCCTCGTCTATAACCTCACAGGTTTCAGGCGGCATTAATTTACCGTCAACAATGACCAATACAGCGAAGCCCGAACGCTGATTCTTAGGGTTGTCCTCTGCATATTTAAATTGTTCTCCTGTAGGGCAAGCGAGTGTACCCGTATCAACAGCGTATCGGGTTCCGTTGTAATCTGTAAATGGTCTTACCTGCAGACTATGTAAGTGTCCCGTTACCATGCTTACCCCTGATTTTAACACATTATTCCATGTAGCGTGTATTCCACCGTGATATCTGTGCTTAATCATTAAATTATCGTTAATCATAACAGACATAGAAAAGTTCCAGCCAGGGAAATGATCTTCAAACCTGAACCCCTGAATACCTTCAAACTGGTCTGCATTATTGGATAAATACGTGTTGAACCGGAAATCATGGTTGCCCCAGGTGTGTAAATGTTTGGTATTTAATGATGCCTGTCGTATTTCCTCAAGTTTCAACTGAACCGTATCAATTTCATCCTTTAAAGTAGGGTTTTTATCCCATCCGATGCGTGGAAACCGTGAAACACTTGAACCATCAAATGAATCCCCGTTCATTATCACTACTTCAGGTTTCAGTTCTTTAATAAGGTAAACGAAAGCCCTGTGTGCTGTCGGATTCTCTCTGGGAAAGTAATGTGCGTCTGATGCAACCATAACACAACCATCCGGCAAGGCTACATTAGTACGTGTCTGAGATTCCGGTACAGTGATTTTAAGGGTGAAATCCCTGTTATCAAGGTCTAACCATACCCCTTTCTTATTAAAGATCCTTTGTCTGCGTCTTCGGACAGTTCTTTCGGTTAATCCAAGCGCACCGGCCACCTTAGTAGTGGAATTTAAGTTTCTGCAAGTCTGTATAAAGTCTTCTTCAGTTACTTTCAGCATTTAGAACATCCTCCAAGTCAACTCCGACAAATTCAGCTACCTGCTTAAGAAATTTTATCTTGTCTTCAGTCTCACAATGAGGTTGGTTGTTTTCCTTATCATATTTAACAGCCCTTTTAAGCAGTTCCTTCATCTGCTTAACCTCCTTCCTTAACTTCTCTATTTCTTCAGAGTTGTCAGGTATATTAGGGTATGGGTTAATAGGGTTAGTTGGAGTATAAGGAAAATCTCTCCACTTATCTTTATAAAAATCTCCAATCATACTAACTACGCACATCTTCTTCCTCCAATTCTACTTCTACTTCAAAATTTGGTATTAATTCCGTTACGGTTGCTTTCTTCATTCTTTTCAGTCTGCAGGTACAGTGATACCCGTCACATCCCTCAACATGAACTAATGGAAGTTCTTCTATAGGTATTTCTTCGTTATCCATAAGTTAATTTTACCATCGGTTCAAACTCTGTTTTCTTTACGAGACAGCCATTTTCATCATAATGAATAGAATACCCACCTAACCAGAACTCCCCATCTATCATAGCACACGATTCTCTAAGCTCAATATGTCCGTATACAGGTTTAATGGTTACATATTTATCCCAATCATTCTCCATAGACTTCTTCTATAAACTGATGTAAATAATGACTCATTCCATCCACAAGAACCTCGTCATGGTCTTCAAGCCTTCCTGTAGAGTATAGGATAGCGTGCAGAAGTTCATGCAGGAACGTCTGCGCCATTATCTGTTTATTGGAATTTTTTTCTAATAGGATGGTGGCAGCAGCATTATCAGTCTGCCCCTGCCTGTCAGGAAGATCCTCTACTATCTTAACCTTCCATTCGGTTGCCGCTAAAGTGAATTTATTTGGTATTTTCACGTTTCTGGCGCTTCATTTCCCTGTTGAAGGCGCTTAAATCGCTTTTAGCGCTCTCTACAAATCTGGGATAGGTATAAGGACTTCTATGGGAAGAACTCTGGTTTGTCAGAGACTTTAGCTTCTTTACTTCGGCTTTGGTAGCCTTCTCTCCCCTCTTATGCTTTTCTCTTATTTCTTTTACTAAAATAGAAGCAGCTTTCCTGTCCCTTTTAGCCTGAGTCTCCTTAGAAACTCCCCACTTAGCCATGCTTTTTTCTCTTATAAGAAGGTAAAGGTTTAAGTATAAGCATATCATTTCCTTCTCTGTCTGTTGTTTCTATAAACCTGTTCCCCATAAAAGCAATCAAATCAGGTCTTGCAATAGCAGTAGCTATTTCAGGCGTTAATGACTTATTAAGTTGATCAAAAACGTATTTCTGTGATTCTTTGAACACATCTTTAGCCATTAATCCTTGCCTAAGTTGAATTTCTCGCCCTTATTGCTTTTTACCGTAGCGCTGCAGTTCTTTTTAACCCTTGAAGCGGTACATTTACCCTTTCCTGTTCCTGCATTACAGTTTTTTACAGGATTTCCTGATTTTCTACCGCTACAACTTGCTTTTCCTTTACATTTATGTCCAGGCATGATTGTTTACTCCTTTTAGATGGTCTATAAAATTGCTCTTTAGTAATAGGTCTGGATAAAACTCTTAATGCCGCATAACGAATCTTTCTCCTTAAACTATACTTTAATCCAATAGTTTTGATTTTGCAACCTCCATTAACCACATTATATCACCACCATCAGAACTTGAACCAGCAAAATAACATTCTCCGTCCTCATCAAATCCCATGACAAAACAAGTCTTTAAATTCTTTTTCAGGGCGGCATTAAGTACCCTCTCTACAGGAATATCTAAAGTTGTTTTACAGTTAAGTTCCACTACTTCCCCCATATTAAGTCTCAGTCTTGGCGGACAAACTTAATATAGAGGAAGTGGCGGAGCGGCTTTGGTCTCCTAAATTCCCCATATATCTTTTGGCGGTTCCTCACCAAAGTGTTGATTATAAATTTCTAACGTATTATCAAAGTCACTGTCTAAGTCTTTAGAGCCGTCATCAGGACAATGATCTATGAATACTCCGAGTATATCACAATCTTTACGATATTTTTCAGTATCTAACACATGATTATGCCAGAAATCGTCAATCTGTTGTGATGGTACAACTTCATGGCCTTCAGAAGCCATTTCAAGGAATCTTTTATACTCTTTTTCCACTCTTACCGTAAATTCAGTGGAATACCCTGTTTTTTCTATATATTTTCGTGCTACTGAGGATAAATCCAACCTTTTAAATTTTAAATCCCACCAAATAGCTGTTATTCCATTATTTCTTTTCGGCTTGTTCATTTTTCTCCATAAACCGTAAAGTAGCGTTATTTCTCCTGCAAACCTGTAAAAATAATTTTCTGCCGATTTCAGAATTAGCTCTTTCTATTACTTTCTGCCATTCTTTATTTAAGTAATTTTGCATCTACCTCTATAATATCCGATACCCAAAGTAATTTATTACCCTTTTTATACGTGTCATCCTTATTAAGGACAAGATCCCCTCTGTTCCATGAAGATTCAATGCTTAATCCGTTAGATCCGTTCAGTAAGATACGTAAATACTTATATTTTTTGTGTTTTGTAATGAATCTATTATGTAATATCTCAAACCTTTCATTGGTTCCGTCAAAATCATAAACTTTTACAAGACTCTGCTCATCACTCAGTTTTTCATGGAAAACAGCTTCATAATAGTCATCGCCGCGATACAAAGACTGATAACTTACTTTATCACCCTTTTTAAACATTATTTCACCTCATTTAAGGTTATAGTCTCCCCATCCTTAATTTCAACTACTTTTTCCTCTCCATTCTTCAGTAATAACTCCTGTTTCAGGATATTACCATCATTAATAAGGATCTGAAGCCTTTTGTCTGTAAATGGTTGTATAGCTACTTTCATTAATTAAATAATTTATATAATATAAAACAATCTATTATTGCGTTTATCCATAAGATAATCTGAACCCATACCAGATTTCTATTAATTTCTTTTGATTCTGCGGGGTAATGTATACAATAATTCAGTTTTCCTGTTATTTCCTCAGTCTGTCGCTTTATAGCACATTCAAGACAATGATTTGTATGATGAATATCGCAATACATCAATCCCAATCCTTATTTCGGGTTAAATCCTCACAAATTTCTGTAAAAATTTTTTTCAGTTGCAACACATCAAACTCCGTAACTTCCTTCGTCTTTAAATAATGTACCAGACTTGTAAAGTCTTCCAGTTTATCAGGAATTACAGGTTTTTTCATAACATTTTCTGTAATTCGTCTTCGTAAGAGTTAAGTATGGCTATTTTCTCAGAGTCCTTCCTTTCCTCATACCATTCATGTATAGCAGCCATTAATTCTTTCTGGTTAATGTAACCCCTGTAAAACTTAAAGCAGGCAGTTTCTAAATTATTTGGGTAATCAGGCGTATGCATAATAAAAATATACCGAATGTAGTCATATGTAGTACCTTTATATAGGGGTACCCTCATCTCCAATACTAGCCATACCCCCCTTCCGTATAATTAACCCTTTACAGCCTTCCCCTCTATTATATCCTTAAGGTCATCCTCTAACAGTTGGGTAGTAGGTACAGTGTTAACCTGTATAGCTATCTTAGGTTGGTTACCATATACTTCACTGACTAATCTCTCTAACTTCCATTGGGCTAGTTTCACCAGCTCTCGTGCGCGGGAGACACCTAACCTCGATCGTGACTGGGAAAC